GTACTGAGGTTGGTGTTGACACCAATAACCGGTACAATGTTTGACATGAGTAAGCAGAAGAAATGGAACGAGGAAGATAAGTGGGCGTTCGCTCACTCTCGCCTGCGTGCTCAGACCATCCCTGACAAACGCAAGGAAAAAGCAAAGTCCTTGTGTCGGAAGAAAGTGAAGCAGAGTGACGTTTGACGAATGGATCCAAATCGGCGTTGACAACAAGTGGTGCGGAGCACCCGTATGTTCGTCACACGACGGAATTCCAATGTCCGAAGCGGAGGAGCAAATGTGGGAGGAGGGGTCAGACCCCTGCCACCATGTTGTTCGCCTCTACGAATCCGAAGAAGTAGCAGACGAAATCAACCAAACGTTCTCTGCCTACTCGTGGAGATCACCTAGCGTTCGCTAAGAACAAAGCCCGATCCGGATGGTAAATCTGGTTCTCCCAACCATCGGGGAGCAGCGGGGCTGAAAGGGCGAGAGTTCTTGCCCGTGACAAGAAGAACACCATTGTGAGTCGTTCGTCCTCAACGGGGGACACTCGGTGAGGGATGGTCGCTGGGAAAATCGCTGCTTTGCCCGCTTCGGGTTTTACGTCAACTCCCTGTTCGGGGAACTGTAAGATGCCACCCTTCTCGGTGTCGCTAAGGAACAGAACACATGATAAATCGCAATATCTTTGCTGGAGACCGTCCATCAACACCGGGGCTCCGCCGTCGACGTCGTAACAGTCAAAGTGGCTGGTTGCGTACTCGTCGTGGTGCCACTCTCGGATTGAGCCGTGCCACACGACGTGAGCGTCAAGCCACAACTCGTCGGCAAGTTGGCAGATATGTACGGAAAGGTCGGACATGAGGTTGTGGAGGGCTTCGTCTGGGGCTAGTAGTGCGTTGACTTCGCCTTCTTCTGCTTCCGCCGGCGGGCATGGAGTCCCGTGTTCGCGGACGAATGCTCTCAGTTCGATGACGCTTTCGGTGTTGATGATGCGTGGGGTGTGAATAAGTGGGTGTCCCATGGTGTTATCTTATCCACAACTGTGGACACCCGTGTGGAAAAGAAATCCGAAAAACCCCTTGACATTACCAACAGTAGGCATTACCCTATGAAACATGAACCCGAACACCATAACAACAGCACAGTTCATCGTCGGCGCACTCGCTTTCGGCGGTGGCCTCTTATTCAGCGCATGGCTCGTCTTGGACGAGGTGAAGCAGGGCTTCGAGGACGACGCAAAGCCTTACGACTGGGAAAGAGAGGAATGGTGAACAACGTGATGCTCGCCTGTACCACCTGCCAAACTCGCACGTCGGCCGAACATCGAGATGCCGTTCTCTGGGAGCAAATCGGCGGTCACCTACTGTGTCCCCGTTGCTCGTACAAACTGACGACGGCTACTCGCCAACACCCGTCCGCACGCAAATCGAAGTAATGCTTGACAGTGTTACACCCCTACAGTAAGGTGATAACTATGAGTTACAGATACGACATCAGACCCATCCACTACTACGACGACGACACGCCAGACGCAGGCATCGTCAGCACCGAATGGGTCGTCATCGACACCGGCAACAGGAACTGTCCGACCGGCCATGTCTACGCCACTCGTGAAGAGGCGTTGGCGCAAGCAAAGGCGATGGGATGAGCAAGGTCGGCACACTCATCTACGCAATCATCATGCTCGGCCTCACCGCAGGCTTCTACTACACGCTCTTCCTCAGAAAGGGAAACAAGTGAGCAAATCAACCGCACAATGGAAGGCCATCTTCCAAGCACGCAACGAACGTCGCAAGAACTACGACAGGGCTGAAAGAAAAGCCAACAAAGAGATGGGTCGCTACCTATCCGTCAAGATGTGGGACAAGTCCACGAACGCCCCCAAGTTGCCAGCCGAACCCAAGAAGGTGACCGGCAAGTGAGTTTCCACGACTTCTGTATCCACACAGCAAAAGGATTCGGAGAACTTCCCGTTCACGACAACGGAAAGAGAACCGTTCGGTACGGACAATGGTTCTACAACGAACTACTCAACGTAAAACCAAATCTCGCGGAGCATATTCGCGGGACTGACATGGACCCGTTCTACAAAGAGCGCGTTGACTATAGTTGCTTACACTACTTAGTGCTAATGTGGGATCATGATTTCGGTGATCCCCAACTGGTTTGATTCCAAACCTCACGTTGACTATCTCGCCGACAAGGAATGGGTAGAACCCAACAACGACGGGCCTCTCCTACTCGCAGACGAACTCTCTGCTTCGCAACATCTGTACGAAATGATGCGTTTTCACGACGTTTTCGCACAAGCGGATCAACATTTTGGTGTAACTCATTGGCGTTACGAGGCGCAAGACAAAAAGATCGCACACCTCAAAACGAACGAAACCCGTCTGCCACTCGGACCGCACGTTGACGTACCAACAATCCCGGAAGGCGCACCAAACCCCGAGAACTTCAACACAGTTCTGGTGTATCTAAACGACGGCTACGAAGGTGGAGAACTCATCGTCGGAGATGACGAATGGAAGTTTGATGCCGGAACCCTTGTCCTCTTGCCCGGCGACGTTCTACACGAGGTCGGCAAATGCCGGGGCGACCGACTGGTTGCTGTGACACATCTGTGGGTCAAATGACATACGACCAGTTGATGAACGCAACCGTGACGCTTTCCCAGCACACAGGCAAACCGATCACGATGGTGTATTGGCAACTTGTCAACAGGTTCAAGCCGTTGTTGGGCGAATGGATTCTGCTGTACCGATGCGAACAACTCCGAGGCAACACCCATGACGTCTTCTGGGAGTCCCGGCTGGACCCTGATCTGGTTGCCGAAATCTCGGTGAAATGGTCAGAGCCAGATCCGATGGCAGTACCGAAAGTCGCTGAACTTTGCTGGCGGTGGCGCAAGGACCCTGACGCTTGGCGACATCACTTCAAAAAGTTCATCACCAACTGAGAAACATCGACTTCTTCCTCAACACCGGGCCCACCATCTGTTGCTTGAGTGACGACCCGGCGCTTACGTTCAACTAAATCGTAAATTTCTTCATCTATTGTGCCCGCCGCCATCAAATAAGTCGCTGTTACCGACCCGGTTTGTCCAATTCGGTGACATCGACTGTACGTTTGGTCAACATCGGCTGGTGTCCATGGCAGTTCGACGAACAGAACATCCTGCGAAGCGGTCAACGTATGCCCGGTTTTTGCGGCCTGAATCGACAAAACTATGACTTTTTTGTCCGGATCGTTTTGGAACGCTTCTTTCGCATCCTCTACGTCCCCTACTTCCATCTCGCCCTGAATCTTGAGTCCACCAAACTTCTCGGCGAGCGTGTCTACGATGTCTCGGTGGTGAGCAGCAACAACCACTTTGCGGGACTCTTCGAGGCGGCCCTCGATCCACTCGATAATCGCATCCATTTTTGCTTTCGCCGCTAATCTGCGCAAAATGCTAATTCGCACAAGATGCTGACTAGCCTCCGCTTTCAGTCTTGCCCGGACAGCAGCAGACTTAGGGTTTTCCCCAAGTTCTTCAGCGATTTCCACAGCCCTGTCAATCAGGTACTGAACAATGTCGGCTTCTGCCTTCCGATACTCCTTCAGGGCCGCCGGCGGGACTTCCACAACCAGAGGATCGTGGATGACAGGCGGCAACTCGGTCATTACTTGATCTTTTGTGCGTCTGATGTAGCAGGTGGCTCGCAGCCGATCGTTGAGTTCCTCAAGATTTGATGCCCCCTCAAGATGCCATTGACCCCATTTATCCCTAAAAGCGTCGCAATACCTGCGGTAGAAACCCCACTCTCCACCAAACGAATCAATTTGTCCGATGATCTGAAGTTGCGGTGCGTACTCCGCTGGACGGTTGGTAACTGGTGTGCCTGTCAGCAGCAAGATCGGGACTTCCGGGCTGGCGCCTTTCGTGATTGCTTTCGCCGCTTTGGTTCGTTGCGAGTCTCGGCTCTTGCAGTAATGCGATTCGTCAAAGACGTAACCGTTCTTACCTTTTAGCAAATCTTTCCAAAAATGCAAGTTTGAGTAGCCAATCACCAGAACCTCGTAGTTTTCTGGCATCTCCTTGCGGCCCGTGACAACTTGGACGTCCCGGTGCGGCAGCCATCTGTTCCACTCCTTCTTCCAGTTGAGTACCAGCGACGGAGGGCAAACAATCACGCAGGGGTAGGCATGTTCTACTTCAACGGTTGCTATGGCTTGAATAGTTTTCCCCAGTCCCATTTCGTCAGCGATGAAGCCTTTCTTGACTTCACGCATGTAGTTGACGCCAGCCTTCTGGTAAGGAAGCAACTCTCCTTGAAACCCGGCAATCTCTACAGCCGCAGACGTCGCGCGGGACTTCTCAAGTAGCGATTCGGTTTCTGCTGACAGCGACGAGTATGCGTCTCGTACAGCGATATCGATGTTGATATCAAAGCGTTCTCCGAAGGTGATGGCTGATTCGCCGGATCCGATGGGGGCTAACCATTCTTTGGTGTCGGGCGACCATGTGACTCCGGGGATTTGTTTTACTGATCGGATGCGTACTCGTTCGTATGGGAACTTGATGCAGATCCAGTTGTCTCGCAGCGTGATGGATTCTTTCGCAGCCGGAGGTTCGGGAATCGTGATTTTTGCTACTTCGTCGGACATCTGGTACTCGAAGCGCTCGATGAAGTCCCGGGCTGCCGCTACTTCGGCGACTGGGATTTCCCAAAGTTTGGCGCGTTTGTTCCATTTTGCGCCTCGGATCTGTTTGATGGCGTTGACTTGTTCGGTGACGTAGGGGGTGTCGATGATGAGTGTGTCGGTGTCTAGCCACAAGTTCACGAAATCATTTTACTCATAGATGCGACAAACCCCACACTCAACAACCAAGGGGGGCAGGTCGGAGCGTGGGGCTTGTCTATGTATCTGATGGGGGGATCAGATGTTGGTAACCCTAGCATCACATTTTCACGAAGTCAAACACTTTTTCACGAACCCGTGCGGCGACACCAGAAAACCCTTATTTTATGCGAAAAAGAAAAAAGTTTGCGAGAAAGGTTGACGTCCTGCGTTATTACCTGTAACATACAATCATGAATCAAATCAAGAAAGGCGATTTAGTCGCCACCACAGTAACCGAGAACAGCGTCACCCTCTGGATCCAGTCACCAACCGGCGACTCCTCAGACTGCCACCTGTTCACCATGCCCACCCACACACACAAGCAAGCGGTAGACATCGCCAACAAGTGGAACCAGATGTTTGACATTGACGTATTTCACCTCGATTACGTCTAAGTCCAACAAAAAAAACACCTAAAACCCATTTCCATAGCACGAGACCCGTCCCTCAGGGGGCGGGTTTCTGCTATTTACGGGCGCGCATCCATTCTTCGACAGTCATTTCAGGCGGGGCTAAACCGCAGCGCCAGCGAGCCTTCTCGGTATCAGCAAGCGCATTACACTCAGAACATTGAACAATCGGAGGGAACTCACCCACCTCAGGGTGATTCATCCCCAAATCCACAACAGCCCAAGCGTGCGAGTCAACATTGGCTTCTGCTTCAGCCTCGGAACCCTCAAACTTCGGTTGGATCTTGATGATTTTCGCCCAAAAGCGGGACATCAGGCCTCAGTTTCCGCCGGCTCGGCAGGAGGATTCTCGGATTCTACGATCTCTTCAACAATCAACTTGACGTAACGCTTGCGTAGACGCCAAATCTTTTTGTTGAGTTCTTCCATTTTCATGGTGGTGCGAGCCTTGAACGCAATATCGTCGTCGAAATACCCGTGCTTA